ATTACAGGATCTGCATAAGCATAAGCAAAATCATAATGATGATTATTAAATAGGTGATCCCACCAGTTGTTCTTACGCATAGCTTGGTAAATCCTGATTACTTGTCTCAAAAAACGCTGGCATTCTGGCTCTACGAGTATCAGAAAGACCCTCTGCTTTCCCACTGTACATCAGATTATCACTCTGATCTAGCCAAAACTGTCTATCCAGATAGCGGTCTTCTGATTTACCTAAAGGCTGTAATATCCAGTTAATAGTAGCCTTTCGTAGTTTATCTAGTGACTGACTAGGTTTAAGCCCTAATTCTCTACACACGAGACTATGCCCACTGACGTGAATAGTTTCATCACGAGACACGTCGGCACTAGTGGTCCTTAATCCTGAGTCTCCGTTGAATCTGAAGAACGGCAATATAACAAAAAAGATAGCTTTCTCAATTACCAAAGCTTTCAAAACTGTATGGTCAGGATGGCTAGACCAAGCTGCTTGAAGTTTATGAGCTTCAGCCTCAGCCTTATCATCAACACCGTGAGCATTAGCAATATAATTAAGAGCTAAATCATGCCTGTCCTCATCTTTAACGTTAGAAGCTAAAAGCTCTCTAGATGCTGGAGGAATATCCTCAAGAGCATCTTTGATGAACGCTCCTACTGGCAATTCAAGATGCCTTATAGCTAGAGCACGTTTAATAGTCTCTTCAGAGCCTTCTCTCAAGATACCTTTACTAACCTGAACTGGTGTCCAAGTCCTCTTTCGCTCAAGAAGTTGTTGGTATGGATGCTTTCTCATTCTGCACAATCACAGGTAGGGGCGTTATCTTCACTCAGGATCTCACTCAAATACTCATCAACAACATCTGTATCACCTAAAGCGGAATACACGTCTGTTTTATCTTGCGTATCTGGTTGAACCTGTAAAGAATAGTATAAACTTTTTAGCGGTGAATTTAACCATCTTGACATAAATTCTCTATTCATTTCTACCATATCTGACCACCAATTCATGGAGATAGCGTGAGCTAATCCAGTGCTGTCCATTAGTCTTTGCCATTCACAATTCAACTCAAAGAAAGTTTCCCAACCAACGTCTTGTGCAATTTCACACTTCGGATGAAACTGATAACTTTGAACACCGAGAGTACTACTATCACGATCCACTTCTCTACTTATTGGTGGTGATATTTCAGGCGATGTTGTATAACCTTCTCTGTCTTTATAGCGGTAAGCACAGGATGCTATAGGAGCAACAGTGAAGGCTCTAGACATACCGTTCTCTTCAGCTACGGCTGCAGCTTCTATAAAGCCAGCCCAAATGTACTCAACAATTTCAAAAGCTTTTAACTGACCTTCATCAATAGTCTGCCAACGGTGAGCAACATCAGTAGGTCTATCTTCCTCCTTAATAACATCTAAATTTCTCTGACGTAAGGCTCTAACAAATTGTTCATAAGTCACACCTTCAATAGCTAGAAGATTAGAAAGACCTATAACACCTAAACCTACTTGGTTATCTTTTTTAGAATATATACCAGCTTCTTCTACACCAGTATTTTTATAAAGGTCACAAAGGAATCTCATACCGTCACCAAAGGCAGCAGGAATGTCCTCTATTTTCACTGCACCCAAATTTACGTGACTTAAAAGGCAGGTATCTCTCGACTTAATTAATATCTCTTGACAGACATTGTGATAAATACGTTCACCATTCTTGTCATATTGTTTCTTAACAATCCACAGATCACCCTTACGGGCTCCATCCATAATTGCGCTTAAAACATTAGGCTTGTTGATTACATCTGGATCAACGTTAACGCAGCGTTTAAGCCACGGTATGCGAGCACGAGGATAATCAATGAACTCGACAATATCATCATGGTCCCAATCAAGTTGAGCCACAATCGCACCGTTACGATACTGTCCCCCACGTCTGAGGATTTCGTTGAACTTGGAGTAGATCTCCATGAATCCACAAGGGCCGCTAGCAACCATTCCGTGCTTGTTCTCTGTACCTTTTGGTCTGAGGTTTGAGAGGTGAAGGGAGACTCCTGCGCCATAACGAAGTGCTTTAGATGCAAAGATAAAAGATTGTTCAATAGAGTCCTCTGACTCATCCATTGTGTCGTCAATGACCATGACTGTACAACTGACTGGATAGCGTCTTGTAGAATCTTGCAACCAGCTCTTAACCCTGCCAGTCATAGCAAGTGAGGTATAGGCTTCTTTAAGTTTCATAGCTTTGATAAGTCAGGCTTTTGGTAGTTAGGTCCTTTTTGTACCTTTCCGTCCTTATAGGTGAAAGGGATTTTAGATTGGTTAGATTCAGCTACCTTACTAAAGGCTTGGTCTGTATCTACTCCCATGATGTGAAGCAACCCATAGGTTACCCAGATTAAATCTATTGCTTCTTTAATAACATCTGAACGTTCGAGATTGTTATAAGCGTGAAGAAGTTCATAAAATTCTTCTTCAATGTAAGTCATCTGATGATCTTGAAGACCAACGTTAGCATCTAGATCTTGGTCAGGTGTCACTAGTTGCCCAGCACTCTTCATCCAGTCTTGAACGAGGCGTGAGTTTGAGATCGTTGTCATCAGCTTCCTTGATAGATTTGTATAAAGAAGAATCATAAGGCTTAACCTTACCTTCTTCACGTTTGATTAGGCGGTCAATATACCACCTAGCCTTTTTCAAATCTTCAATACCATTTTTATCTTGGTAACGGGTAACGTATTTGATTACGTTTCCTTCAAGAAAATCGAAAGCATGACTATCAATATAATCAATGCACTCGATTACGGCTTCATCGTATCCGTAGTAACTAGGGTTGGTAGGATCGGGGGTTCCCATAGGTCAACTTCATCAAAGGTGTACTCAGTGTCCCGTAGGATACGTGCAAGACGGGCTTGTTTCAAGGCATAAGACTCACTAAGTCCTTTCTTCTCATACTGCTTGACTACAGCTCTCCATGCGGAGGTAGGTGTGAATCGTTCAATTGGTATGAGCTTTTCTGCTGTTTTCGGTCCCACGCTAGGGCAGCCAGGATAATTGTCGACAGCGTCGCCACAGAGTATCTGGCGATAGAAAAATGCATCAGCTTGTTCCTCAGTAATTAGATCAATGTCGCCATCATCATTAAGATGAAAGCCTGGAATCTGGTTTAGATCTTTATCACCAGACCAGATAATAGGTGTTCTATCTTGATAACGGGTTGCCAAAATTCCGATAACATCGTCGGCTTCTAGCTTGTACCATTCTTCAGATGGGTATCTTTCTTGTATTCGTCTACGGCACTCTTTAAAACCAACTGGTTTGATGCGATGATTAGTAGCTCTTCTATTACCTTTATAAGTAGGGTCTACCTTCTTACGAAAGTTATCAGGAGAAGTCCAACATAATGTGACATCACGAGCCTTGACTTGGCTCTTCTTAATACTTATAAAATCATCTACTAACATCATTACCTCTCTTACAGGGCAGTGAGTAGTGATGATATCTGGCATCCACTCTATCTCCACTTCACAGGCACAAGCAGCCTTGAAGAGAACCATATCAGCATCAATAATTAGCCAAGTCATGCGGAAGTTTCCCTACGTTTCGGTATATATAGCCCATCCCCTCTTTCCTTTAAAAATTTTTCTAAATTCCCTCCTCTCCGTTTAGCCTCTTTAAGTAGCTCAACTGTTTCGTTATAGAAAGCTGTTTGTTCAGGAGAGCATTCTTGAAGACAATCCCAATCTTTGGTTCTTTTCATGATTCCTTTTTACTGCTTATCAACCTTATCAGCTCCCTCCAAATAGTCCACAGCTTTCTGGACACCTTCAATATTGTCACCCAATTTACCTATACCAGTATTGCAATTACCACAGATCCAACCTCTATGTTCCTTAGTGTCATGACAATGATCCCAATGAAGTCTTTCATCGTACCTACCACAACACTCACAAGGAGTACCTATTGGTGGAGTTTTATATCTCTTCCTTAATGCGTGATAGTTGTTTTGTTCTGCCTTATAACACTCCTTACACGTAGGTTTAGTCTTATAAAAATCATCACGTGGTTTCAATTCACGGCAAATCTTACAAAGCTTAGTGACATTCTGCCCAACTGTTACCGATTTTATACTCGCTTTCGATGGCAATTCGCATCTTAAACTTTTCGCCTGCGAGGATTGACGATTTAGTTGCAAGCTTCGCCACATCCTCAGCAATAGAATCTTTAACCGCAAATTGGATCTCATCATGCACGTGAGCTAGGAATGCCCAGTCTTTTCCGTAAATATAACCTGCTTTATTAATCTCTTCATAACAAATGATGTACCAGGCTTTAGATAGGATCGCTCCCATTGATTGGAGACAGAAGTTCAGTGCTGAATGAGGAGACCTTATCTTAATAGGTCTTCCATCTAATCCTTTTATCTTTCCCTCCTTCTCAGCCTTTGATGTTATTCTTTTAGTTAGCTCAGCTAGAGCAGGCATATTTTTGTAATAGGTACGCTTTAGCTTCTTTCCATCTTGATTGGTGATCTTACCTAGTTTTTCTGCACCAGCCCCATAGATTAGGGCGTAGAAAAATGTTTTTGCATCATCCCTAGTGGGAAGATTTGCGGCCCTCTGATTAGCAGAATGTACGTCGCCCTCAATGACCTCACGTGCAAACTTCCCTCCGTCAAAGGGCCACAAAATATGAGCGAGACATCTAGCCTCGATCCCAGATAAATCACAGCCCACCTGTTTGGTGAGGCCCTCTACCCTAGAACCTCGCTTACTTAATCGCCCTTTAGGGATTGACAAAGGTAGTACGTTAGGTCCAAACAAAGCTCGGCACTCCGAACCCAGGACTGACCTAACCGCTGGTACCTGGGACATGTTGGGGTGGACGTGTGATGCTCTCTGAGTAGCGCATCCAACAGTAATCACGCTTCCGTGAATACGATTGTCTTTGCTAACTAGTTTTAACCAAGCACTGTTGCCAGTACTTAATTGGCTAAGACGTTTTTGGAGCGTTAAGAAAGATACGAAATCTTCTGCCCCAGGAATCTCCTTAAGAATCGTCTCATCGATCTTGGGTTTACCAGTTTCGGTGAAGACTTCTGCATTCCATTTCAGATGATTCTTTAAAACCCAAGCTATATGATCTCGTGAGTTTGGATTAATAGGAATTAATCGTGACATAGGACAAGAAGCTATGTACCCACGGCTCTGATTATCACGCTTAGGAGTGAAGATACCCCCGTCAATGAACGGAAACTTCTGTCTTAATCGTTCATCAATAGTATTCAGTTGTTCGACAATCGTAGCTTCTAACTCCAATGCCCCTTTAACATCAAAGGCGAAGCCAGATTTCTCCTGTTTAGAGATAAGAGTGGCAAACTCCATCTCAAGATCAACCGCTAAGGGATGCGAGTCAACCTTAGGCTGCAGCCTACGCCAAAGTGTAGCTGTTACTTCGACATCGCAAACACACCTTTCTGCTAATTCTTTAGTTAACTTTGAAAAATCCTGTATATCTGCATGTTTTTTGTATTGTTTCATTCTGTGACCATAAGCTTCTAGGCTATGCCGTCCATACATTTTAAGAGGCATAGTTTCCCACTTATGCTTAAAATCTATTTCTAATATGTCAGGCCAAAACATCCTGCTACATATCAACGTATCTATAATTCTTCCCTTTGGTTTAAAACTTGGATAGAGCTTCTGTATTGCTGGTATATCGTATTGAATAATATTGTGACCAATAAGTGTTCCAGCATTCTCTAATACAAATAGCCACTCTTCTGGGTCGGTATAAAGCCGAGTCTCGCCACTAGGAGTACCAGTTACACAACAGTGAATCTCTGTAATGTCTTCAATCCTTAGAGCGTTTGTCTCTATGTCGAATACTCTCATCGATATGGACAGTGAGTTTTTTAGAAAGGCAGTATTTGAGGAGTTCTTTGATTCTTGACTCATCAAAGGTGTACACGTAGTCATTTGCTTTAAAGAAGGTAGAAAGGATACGCTTTGCTTTTTCAGTAGCAGCAAAAGCAGAGACTTTAAGTTTGTTTATCTTTCTAAGATGAACATCAAAAGTCGGATTCAACAAAGTCATTTGTGATTACAGCATTATCATCCAGCGGTAACATTCTGCCAGTCTTTGGATAATACTTCACACTTCCACACAAACCAAGCCAGCCACTGAATCTATTTTTGAGGACTCTGATTCGACATTCAGTATTATCGGAGGCCTGTTGATCCCTTTCAAGGCCAAGGACAATGTCGCTGAGCTGACCAATAGCTGCACTACCACGAAGACCAGATAGACTCGTCTGTTGCCCGTCTTCATGCCCTTTATCTCCTGAAGGTCTTCTTAAGTGTGACACGAGGATCATGCCACAATTTGTTTCTTCTACTAATGACCTTAAACGAGTCATCGTTTGGTCGATAGCCCTACGTTCATCTTGAGCTTGTTCCATACCCGAAACAAGAATCGATAAATGATCAAAGATAATGAAGCTGCAGTCCAAAGCACTAACACAATGGCGTATCCGATTAAGAAGAACGGTAGAATCAAGACTCCCAAAATGGTCGTAGAAATAGATGTTCCCCTTACCGAGCGTTGCCTGGAATGCTTGTTCAATTTGTTCATCTGTAAAATCTCCACGGTCAATATGTAATGGGTGATTAAGGTTAATACCGACAAATCTTCTTGCAGTTCTAAGATTGTTCTCTTCAAGTGATATGACGGCAACCTTCTGATTTTGATTAACTGCGAGGTTGTAAGCGATTTCATTTACAAAAGTTGATTTACCTTGCCCAGTCCCAGCCGTGATAGTACATAATTCTGAGCGTCGTAGGCCGTGAAGCTTGTCATCAAGAAACGGAAAGCCATACTCAACACTGTCTACCTTAGGATCTTCAAGTACAGAGGCAAGTAGTTTAGATGCGTTGATGATACCATCTGGCTCATACTCTTTAGCATTGAATACCATATTAACTATGGCCTTAGTATCTCCAGATTGAAGAGCCTCATTAGCATCTTTATAACCATTTAAAACTCCAATCTTTCCCTGCCTGGGTGGTAGGAGCTGGACATCTCTTAATGCTGCTTTCTGTCCTGCAGTATCAGCGTCATAGCAGAATATAACTGTCTCAAAGGATTGAAGGAAACTTAGCTGAGCCTTACATACCTTGTTACCTGACTCACAACCATTAGGCAGGCTTACTGCAGGCCAGTTAGGCCTCACTTGCATATAGCTAAGTGCGTCATACTCACCTTCAAAAACTACAAGAAGTTTGTTGTTACCACTCCACATGTGTTGGAAGAGGAAGGTACTGTCTGGGTTAGAACCCTGCATTAAGAAGTTCTTATTCTTCTTTCTAATCTTGTAACCAGTGAGAACCCTGTCGTTGCTGTAGATAGGACAGTAATAAGCAGCTTCACCACCGTGCTTAGCTTTGAAGTATGTACTTTTTCTACATACCTCAGCCTTCAACTTACGGCTAGTGATGTCTACATACTCACCAGAAATAGTTTCAATTTCTTTTGTAGTAGTTGTAGTCATAGGAATTGGAAAGGAAGAGTCAGGTGGTGTTCGATAGCTACACCCCATACCAAAGCAGTGGGTGTGCCCATCTTCATAAATAGCTAGGTTGTCCTTGCTGCCACATCTAGGACATGGACCGTGGATTACCGTCATCGTTTAGATCCCTCCTTTGATGATGAGTATCGGTGTTGTGAATCTTTTGTTCAGTGTTGTAATAGTCCCATATAGCATCCTGCTTTACTTGCTCAAGTTTCTTTTTACCCCAATTCTTCTTGATACCTACCTCGTCGATAGATTTCAAAAGAAAGATTAGTTCTTCAGCTTGTCCCATTAAAAAAACTCCAAGGTTGGGGATCATTCCTTGGAGTCTTTTCGGGTAACCCTTCCAATTACCACCTGAACTATAACAGAGTCCAGCGACGTGGCAAGTTAGGCCCCTTGCACCAAGGAATGTTGTGTTTGTCACACCACATTGCGTAAGTCATTTTGGCTGTCTTACTCAATTTTTGGTGTGGGTTTTGGAAACACATCCTAATGTCTACACCAGGGTGTTGTTCCTTGAAGACCCTCATAAGTCGACGATCTTCACTGTCGAAGTAGCCTTTGATCTCTATGACTGTGCCATTTGCTAACACTATATCTGGTGTGTAAGAACGAGGAATCACTAAATCATACTTATGTTTTTCGTATTCATAGTGAACCCCTAGTTCTTTGAGATTGTGAGCTACTTCAGATTCAAAGCCCGACCTGAATCCATCTCTAGTACGTCGTCCATACTTGTGAAACCGTCGGGCCATAATTTAGAAGTCTTCGTCTTCGCTAGTTACAGTAGCAGCTTTTTTCTGAACGTTTGGTTTTGACTGCTTGAAGCCGTCAGTTGTACCAAATTCATTCTCTAGATCTATATCACCTTTGTCTACTGCCTCAGCAGTAACAGCACTAAGGATCTGAATAGCACGAGGTCTTATTCTCATGCCACCCTTAGGACTCTTAGGTGAATAGCTCTTAAGCTCACAGCTAACTAAAACCTCTGACCCCTCTCTTAATTCAAGAGACTCATCTAATGGTTCTAGCTCTCCATCTACTACAGGGAAAGGAAATTCCTCATACTTAGGCTTGGCACAGAGACGAATAATGATACTGTCTCCATCTATATCCCAAGGCTCTCCGAAATAGGATCTCTTACCACTCTTATCTGTATACCAATCACATAGAGACTGGTAGTTAGTAGCTAAGTCATCCTCTAAAGCAGCAGCCTCTTTACCCTCTACCTTTATTCTTAACCTGAAGTCAGAAGGATCTCCCTTCCAAGTAGGTGCTTCATGGAATGAAGGTATCCATCCAGTTAAGGTTCCTCTGATTTTAATCTTTGTTGATGCCATGTTTAAAAGCGTGATAGTTGAAAGGACCTCCAAACAGTAAGGAGGAAGACGAACTTAAAGCTAGTCCTTATGTGACACTTTCTAAGTTGTCTACTTAGAAAGGCCTTTTACCGTTTAAAGTGTGGTTTTAGAAGTAGTACTTAAATGCAGTATCACAAGCTTAAGAATGTTAAGGATGTTAAGGTACTTAAGATAGAGAAGGAAAAGGAAGAGGAAAGAGAGGAGAAGCAACCCCAATTGGTGACAACCGAACGTAAGAGGACAATCAATTGGGGATGAGCAGGTATACTTAGATTATTGTTTTATTACATACTATGAAGTTCGCAATCGCTCTAGCTGCCCTGCTAGGTGTAGGCACAGCTCCTGCCCTTGCTGGTAACTTTTACTTAAACACTGAAGCCAACTCAAGTTTCACTGGATCAGATTACACATCTACAAATACGGACCTGCATATTGGCTATGAAGGAGGCAACGACACTGCAACTTACTACATACAAGGAGGACCTACCATCTCAGCTACTGATGGAGCTGGTGATAATGACACTAATGTATCAGGTAAGCTTGGTGGCTCAGTCGCTGCTACTAGTAAGTTAGACGTTTATGGAGAGATAGCTCTTCAAACAGCAGAAGATGTAGACAACAGCTACTCAACTAAAGTTGGAGCTAAGTATAAATTCTAATGCCAACCATAACCGAATACGGTAAACAAAACATCTTCGCCAACGAACCTGCTATTGAAGTCATGGAAAATCACAATCACGAAGGAGATCCAATGCACATTGCAGAGGAACTCAATGGTCGCCTAGCTATGATGGGATTCGTAGCAGCTTTAGGTGCTTATGTATTCACTGGTCAAGTAATACCAGGAATCTTCTAACTAAGTGTTAAAATGTAGTTATAGCTACTACAGATCTGTTAGTCTCTACTTCCGTTCATCCTTCTATAGGACGCATGAAGCCTAATTATGGAACGGGAATTAGGTAATTAGAGACTAGTCAAATGAGTCCAGTTGAACTACAAGCTCGCACTAAAGAGCAAGACACGGCTAAGAAACAGGTAAAGCTTATCTATAGAGGTTTAACCTACACAGCCAAACGTTAAGAGCTAAACTTAACTTACTAAAGCAACTAAGATCAGGGGAGCCAAACGGCTCCTCTTTCTATTTGTCTGGTGTTTGTCCCTCATACAGTGGTATGTAGTGTCCATCAGGTCCTATAAAGAAACACCTGCTATCCTTAATCCTTCCGTAGTCTTCTTGTAATAGATCTATAAATGCACCAACCAAGGCCTGTGTTGTTCCTGCCTCTAATACTGCTTTGTGCAGGTCTGTCTGTGCTTCGGCAATGGAAGCTATCCTTTCACTCTCATCAAGGGACCACACCACCTCATGCTCTGTATCAGCTTCATCCTCCAAGAAGTCCATTGCATTAAGTGAGCGTTCTTCAAGGACCTTCAGCCGTGCCATGAGCATAGGTAAATACTGACGTGCCACTTCTTTAAGTGGTGCGTAGAACTTATCTCTTGCTGTTGCTGCTGCCATACTGGATAAATAATCCTATTAACACTTTAGGATATACTACCCATGCTTTCTGTCTAACCCCGTGGCAATCTCCCCACCCCCGTGGCCTGGTTACGTTAGCTCGCTCGCTGCGTAATGCGTGATAGTACAAATGAACTATAGACAATTCTTTAATTGTCATAGGTATTTATACTATTGATTCTCATTATCAATAAGGATAGGAATAGAAATGATTATCGTTACCACATTA